AGTGGTGCTTCTGATACAAATATAGTTGTAAATACTTTAGGTGGTATTGATGTTGGAGACTTAATTGCCGTTGTTGGTGTTGGTACTGCTGCAGAAACAATGACAGTTACTGGTATAACCACTAACTCTGCATTACAACCAACTACAGCCGATGACTGGTATGATTCACAAACACTAGGTTTGGATAACGCAACTGTTTACTGGAAGAGTATTGCACCAAAACCACAAACTTCTGCATATGCAAACGCTAGAAGTTCTAGATTTGATGAAATGCATGTTGTTGTGGTTGATGATTCTGGAAAAGAATCAGGAACTGCTGGTCAAATCTTAGAAACTTTTGTTAATCTTTCTAAGGCAGAAGATGCAAAACAGTTCAATACACCAGTTTACTATAAGAATTTCCTAGCAAATAACTCAGAGTATGTGTTTGCTGGTGCAAAACCAAATGGAACTCCTTTAACAGGTGCAAACAGTGCTGCAAATATTGCTGCTGGTGCATGGGGACAGGTTACTCAAGGTGTAAGTTTTGTAGGTGTTGGTAAATCTACATTCTCATTAGAGGGTGGAAAAGATTACGGTGGTACATTTACTGCACCAACATATCCTACAACTCTTGGAGACATCATTGCTGGATATAATGAGTTTACAAACATCAGAGAGTATCCAGTTAATTACCTCATTATGGGGCCTGGAATGGGAAGTAGAGAAGAAACAGTTGGTAAAGCTAATAAGTTAATCTCTATTGCAGGCACAAGAAAAGATTGTATCGCAGTTGTTGGCCCATCTAAATCAGATGTATTAAGTGGTAGTGGTGTTGCTCCTGTTCCTTTAGTGAATAGTGATACTCAAACATCAAATATCTTAGCAACATGTAATCAGTACACATCATCTTCATATGCTGTGATTGATTCTGGTTACAAGTACATCTTTGATCGTTTCAACAATAAGTTCCGTTATATTCCAACCAACTCTGATGTTGCTGGAATGATGGCAAGAACATCTCAAAATTCATTCCCTTGGTTCTCACCAGCTGGTGCAGATCGTGGTGTTGTGAATAATGCAGTCAAACTTGCATATAATCCATCGCAAGCACAGAGAGATCTACTATATACTAAGAGAATTAACCCAGTTGTTGCTTTCCCTGGCCAAGGAATAATCCTCTTTGGTGACAAAACTGCACTGGCATATACATCTGCGTTTGATAGAATCAACGTTCGTCGTTTATTCTTAAATGTAGAAACTGCAATTGAAAGAGCTGCAAGAGCACAACTCTTTGAATTTAATGATGATATTACAAGAGCAAACTTTGTTAATATTGTTGAACCCTTCCTTCGTGATGTTCAAGCGAAGAGAGGTATCACAGACTTCTTAGTAGTTTGTGACGAGTCAAATAATACCGCTGATATTATTGACGCAAATGAATTCCGTGCTGATATCTTTATCAAACCAGCACGTTCTATCAACTTCATCGGACTAACATTTGTTGCAACACGCACAGGTATTAGTTTTGAAGAGGTAGTCGGCACAGTCTAACCACCATCTAATTATCACAGGAGAGAAAAAAAATGCCTCAGCAAATCCCAAATAAAGGGGCTAATGCGAGAACCCTAGATACGTTTAAGAGTAAACTGCTAGGTGGTGGTGTTCGCCCTAATTTTTTCGAGGTTGAGATTAATTTCCCAGGCCTCGCAATTGACCAAAATGATGTTTCAGATAAAATACGTTTCCTAGTAAAAGGTGCTAACTTACCAGCATCTATAATTACTCCAATCTCCATTCCATTTAGAGGAAGGGAATTGAAGATTGCTGGAGAAAGAAGTTTTGATACTTGGACAGTAACAGTCATCAATGATAATAACTTTACTATCAGAGATGCAATGGAAAAGTGGATGAATCTAATTAATAAAACATCTGATAATGCTGGAGAGGTCGATCCTACAGTGTATCAACAAGAAGCATACGTTTATCAGTTAGCTAGAGCACCGATTGTTGGCCCAACAAACGCACCAGCGGGGTCTGGAGATAGTATTCCTATCTTAAGATCTTATCATTTCCACGGTGTATTCCCAACTAATGTTTCTAGTATAGATCTTTCCTATGATAGTAACAATGTTATCGAAGAATTTTCAACAGAATTCCAAGTTCAGTGGTGGGAAGCTCTTGACGAAAATAACGACGTTGTTGTAGGCTGATAAATAAAGCATAAGGTTAATTATAAAAAATGGCTAAATTATTCGGTTTCTCCATTGAGGGGGCTGACGATAATAATCTGCCACAGGGTGCGGTATCTCCAGTACCGCAAAATGACGCAGATAAATCCGACTACTATGTTAGTAGTGGGTTTTATGGTCAGTACGTTGATATTGAAGGTGTATTCAGAAATGAATATGATCTGATTAAAAGATACAGAGAGATGTCACTTCATCCAGAATGTGACGAAGCAATAGAAGATGTTGTAAACGAAGCTATAGTTTCAGATCTAAGTGATAGTCCTGTTGAAATAGATTTAAGTAACTTATCTGTTGGTGACAATATTAAAAAAACCATTCGAGATGAGTTTAAGTATATAAAAGACCTATTAGATTTTGATTCAAAATCACATGAGATATTCCGTAATTGGTATATTGATGGTAGATTATACTATCATAAGGTAATTGATCTTGATAATCCAAGAGATGGAATACAAGAATTAAGATATATTGATGCACTTAAGGTAAAGTATGTGCGTCAAATGAAGAAAAAGGATATAAACACACCGACTTTAATAACACCTCAAGATAAAAAACTTGCAATCACTCCAGAATTGGATGAGTATTTTGAATATAATCCCACAAGTGGATCCAATAAAAGTTATAGCCCAACTAATGGTGTTCAAGGTTCAATTAAAATTGCAAAAGATGCTGTCACATATTGCACATCTGGTCTTGTAGATCGTAATAAACACATCACCTTATCATGGTTACATAAGGGAATAAAGGCCTTAAATCAACTCAGAATGATTGAGGATTCACTAGTCATCTATCGTATGTCTCGTGCTCCAGAAAGAAGAATATTTTATATTGATGTTGGTAACTTACCTAAAGTAAAGGCAGAACAATATCTTCGTGAAGTTATGAATCGTTATAGATCTAAGTTGGTCTATGATGCCAATACTGGTGAGGTTCGTGACGACAAGAAATTTATGTCTATGTTAGAAGATTTCTGGCTACCAAGAAGAGAAGGTGGTAGAGGTACGGAAATTACTACATTGCCTGGTGGTCAAAACCTTGGAGAAATAACAGATATTAATTATTTCCAGAAAAAACTCTACAAAGCTTTAGGGGTTCCCGAAACTCGTATAGGTGGAGAAGGTGGATTTAACTTAGGAAGATCATCTGAAATCCTAAGAGATGAACTTAGATTTAATAAGTTTGTAGGAAGATTGAGAAAGAGGTTCTCTAATATGTTCCTTGACATGTTAAAGACACAATTACTTCTTAAGAATGTAATTACTGTAGATGATTGGTCAGGTATGTCTGAACATATCCAGTTTGATTACATATACGATAATCATTTTGCTGAATTAAAAGACAGTGAATTATTCCAAGAGAGAATGGCAAACCTATCACAGGCAGAGCCATATATTGGTAAATATTTCTCTCAGGATTATCTAAGAAGAACAATATTACGTCAGACTGATGATGAAATTGTAGAACAGGATAAATTAATTGCTGCTGAAATAGAAGCAGGACTATATGTTGACCCTGTTGCAATGCAACAATTAGAAGTTACAGCTGCTGCAACAGACGTTGCCGCACAACAATCTAATATAACTGAACCAGATTCAGAGAAAGACAGTAAGGCTGTCGAAGCTCCTGAAGGTGGCGAAATATAAATAGTTGGTAGTATATTTACATAATCGTGGATTCTGCAAAATTAATTGATATGGTGTTAGATGATGCACCCGCCCATGAAATATCAGATGGGATAAAAGATGTTCTTTATGCTAAAACAGCATCAAGAGTAGAAACTGAAAGACCGCTTGCGGTTGCAGATCTTTTTAATGACGAGTCTGAATCTGAAGTTGAAGAAGAACCTGTAGCCCAAGAAGAGGAACCGACTGATGGCGAGTAGAACTTTAGTAACTGGTAGTCAAGCTGCGTGTGGCACTGATGCCGCAGGAGCTTCCACATTTGGGGGTGCAACTGTAGTACGTCTTTGTAACAATGGTGCGACTGCTAGATTAGTAACTGTGATTGATTCTGTTGGAGGATCATCAACTATTGGAACTTTTACAATGCCAGGTAATACTGTTGAATTCGTTGAAAAAAAGAAAACTGAGGCAATTTTTGCAGCAAACGCTGCTGTCTTAGGTTCAGCTGTAGGATACACAAACTAAGAACCATGAAACTAATTAGAGAAGAAATAGAAAATGTAGAGGTTATCGTCGAAGAACGTGGCGGTAAGAAGAACCTCTATATTGAAGGAGTTTTCCTTCAGGGCGACATAAAAAATCGTAACGGTAGAATGTATCCATGTGGAACTCTTGCAAAAGAAGTTTCAAGATACAACGAAGCCTTTATCACAAAAGGTAGAGCGCTTGGTGAGTTAGGTCATCCTGATGGCCCGACTGTAAACTTAGATCGTGTTTCCCATAAAATTACTTCTCTAAGACAAGAAGGTTCTGATTTTGTTGGTCGTGCTAAAATATTAAGTACACCTATGGGTAATATTGCTAAGTCACTTCTTGGTGAAGGAGTCAAACTTGGAGTATCATCTCGTGGTGTTGGCTCAGTTGCTATGAACAACGAAGGTGTAAACGTTGTTGGTGAAGATTTCATGTTAGCAACTGCAGCAGATATTGTTGCAGATCCTTCAGCTCCAGACGCATTTGTGGATGGAATCATGGAAGGAAAAAATTGGGTTTGGGACGGCGGTGTTCTTCGTGAACAACAAGCTGCAAAAACCTACAAACAAATCAATACTCTTGCCAGTAGTCGACAGTTGCAAGAGAACAAGATAAAGTTATTCTCAGATTTTCTAAAAAATCTTTAATTTATAACTTTTCTAAATAAGTATAGATTTACACTAATATAAAGTTTTAATTTCGGAGAGCAAAAACGATGTCCGTTGGAAAAGATTTACAAGAAATGGAAGTAGGCACTCAGCAATCCAAAACTGCAGTTAACGCTAACGCAAAGGCGGGAATGCCAATGGATACGTCCGTTGCAGGTTCCTACGAAGATCTTGGCGGCCCTACTCCCGAAAATTACAAACCAGATGATGATTCTTCTAAGTTAAAAACAGTAGGAACTGTAGTTTCTAATGTTGTTAACAAAGGTGCAAAACCAGCAATGCCTATGGATACATCCATAAGCGGAACAAAGAAAGAAGAATCTGAAGTGGAAGGCGAGGTAGTCGCAGAGGAGGAGCAAGTCGCTGAAGAGCAGGCTCCTGAGATTAATGTCGAAGAAGACATGAATGCTCTATTCTCTGGTGAGGAACTATCAGAAGAATTCCAAAACAAAGCAAAGACAATCTTTGAAGCAGCAATCAATTCTAAAGTCGCTAAGATTAAGGAAGACATTGAAGCAGAAAACGAGAAGAAGATTGTTGAAGAAATCACAGAAGTAAAGGAAGCTCTCGTTGAGAGAGTTGACTCTTACCTTGAGTACGTCGCTGACGAGTGGCTCAAGGACAATAAGTTATCTGTTGAGCATGGATTGAAGTCAGAGATGACAGAATCCTTCCTCACAGGAATGAAAACCCTATTTGAAGAACATTATGTATCAATCCCTGAAGAAAAATACGATGTAGTCGAGAACATGGTAGATAAACTTGATGAAATGGAGACCAAACTCAATGAGCAGATTGAGAGAAACGTTGGACTAAACAAGAGACTC